CGCTGGTCGCGTTGGCGATGCCGGTGGCGTTGCCGGTCAGGACTTCGAATTTGGTGGCGTTGTCCAGGCTGTCGATGCTGACGAATTCGCCGGTGACGGCGTTGGTGTCGGCGATGAGGACGCTGCCGTTCTGGCGGTTGGTTGTGCGGACGTTAGGGTGCATGATTTTAGGAGTAGCGGGTTGCGGGTAACTGGTTGCGGGTTCAGAAGGTCTTTTAGTCTTTTAGGCTCTTGGTCTTTTGGTCTCCTGGGCCGCTCAGTAATAGTTGACCCGGGCGGACCAGGTTTGGGGTTGGTTTTGCTGGAAGTAAAATTTGTCGCGTTCGGTGATGAGTTCGGTCTCCGCTTTGCTTTCCATGAGCGTCGATTTGTCGAGCTGGCCGTCTTCTTCGAGGAGGGCGGCTGTCAGGTAGTAGCCGACGGCTTTGCTCAGGACCGCCGGGACGGTGGCGGTGAGGTTGGACGTGGAATAGGTGTCGGGGCGGAGGCGGTAGCGGACCCAGGCGGTTGTGGGGATTTCGGTGTCGTCCGGGAAGCGGATGCTGTCGCCCAGGAGACTGTATTGGAGTTCGCGGGGGCTGTGCGTGGTGTTGGGGTTGTCCCGGGTGACGGCGAAGATTTCGCCCATCGCCGTCTCGCCGACTTGTTCGTAGTCGATGTAGAAGCCGGTGGTCTCGTTGCCTTGGATCGTCCGTTCTTCGATTCTGCAAAGCTCGGGCCAGTCGGCCCAGGTCCAGCAGGTCTCGATGGCGTCGTTGGCCGCGGCGACTAACATCGTTTGCGCACCGGAGGGGATATTTCCCAAAGTCGACGCATCATTCCCGACGCGCTGCCAGGCGCGGAGGAGGATGGATTGTAAGGTGACGGTGCGCATGACGATTAAAGTGGCGAGAGCCGAGCGCAGCGAGACAGGCTGAAGCGAAGCGAAGCCAAACGCGTGCCTGACGCGGCAGAGACTGCCGCGGCTACAGATTGCAGATTGGAAATTAAAGATTTCACGAGTTAAGAATTCAGAGCAGTGGCGGCTTCGATGACGACTTCGGCGAAGGTGTGCGGCGGGGCGGTCAAGGCTGCGGCGATGTTGTCGGGGTCGAGGGCGGCGGTGAATACGATGGCGTTGATCCAGTCGCGGACGGCGTCGGCTTTGGGCGATTGGGCGCCGGTGGCGGTCAGCATCTGGCGAAAGTAAAGGAGCAATGTCGGACGGTTTCCGGCATAGTCGTAGGTGGCCAAGTGGGACTCGGCGGCGATGAGGGCGGCGTCGGTCGTCATGTCATGGGAATAACCAGCACGCGGCTTTGCTCTTTAAGCACGCTGGCAGTGGCGTTGCTGCCGTTTTGGGCAAAGCGGAATTTGGCGGTGCCGCCGGTGCTGTCGGTGCGCCAGCCGAAAATGGCAAATACCGGCCCGGTCTGCGCTGCACCACGGTTGCCGGCGCGGATTTCGGTAGCGCCGCCTTGCGACAGCCCAGTGACGGAGTTGTTGCCGGCGACAAAAACGCCATACCCTGCAAGTGAAGCGCCGCCGGCGTAGACGCTGGGGCAATCAAGCACCATTTGGAATCCGCCAGAGCCGCAGTCTATTTGCCATGCGCACACGCACAAGTAGGAGGTGTCGGCGGCGGCGGTCCACGACATGCCGGTGATGTCGGCTAGCGTTGTGCTGCTGGTGACGCTCATGTCGGCCGATGGCGCGAGCACTACGGCGTCTTTGAATGCGCCGAGGAAATTTGAGAGGAGCGCGATGGTGCCGGAGGCATTGGGCGCGGTTAAGGTCCGCGTGGTGCCGGTGGTGATGCCGGAGAGTTGGAAGGCGAGATTCTTGGTGCTGTCTGCGTTGTCGTAGAGAATGAAGTTGGCGTCGTTGAAGACGTCGGGGAAGGCGCCGGCGTGGGTCCAGTCGCTGGCGCGGGTGCCGGTGTTGGCGGTGCGGATGTAAATGCCGGCTGGTTTGCGGTTGATGAGCCAGGTTCCTTCGGCTTCGCGGACGAGATAGGCGCTGTCCACCGGCGGCGTGCCGACGGTTTGCGGGAGGGCGCTGAAGTTTTGGACTTCGCCGTCGATGTAGGACGCGCCGCCGCCGCCCGATCCTTTCTGATCGAACGAGCCGGTGAAGGGGTTAAACGTCCAAGCCATTTGAAATTAGAAATTGGAGATTTAAGAGCGGGTGACGGATGCCAGCTTGGCGTCGTCCGTTGATGGGGTGCCGCCGACGTAGGTGAAAGTCAAAGTGGCAACCGTCTGGCCGCCGCTTCCGCCTTCTTTGTAGACCACTTGGTCGATGTTGTTGGTCGTCGAGACGTAGCTGATTGAGAGGTAGTCGTGCTGCGGGATGTTTAATCCGGCGACGTTGCGGACGTTGATGTTCGGGTGCATGGGTTAGGCGGCGGCTGGGCCGCCGAGTTGCTGCTCTTGCTGCATTTGCTGGAGCGCGGGCTGGGCGCCGACGCGGCCGATCACCGCGTTTTGCTGCTGCTGGAGTTGGAACTGGAAGGCTTGCATGCGGGCGTCGAGCATTCGGCGGAAGATTTCGTCTTGTTGGTAGCGCTGGCTGACGGCGGGGTTGCTCTGGATGATTTGCTGGAGCGTTTGCAGTCTTACCTGGGCGTTTTGACCTCCCTCCTTGAGCGGGGGTTCGGTGCCGGCGGCGATTTTGCTGAACTGGACTTGCTCGTCTTCGATCTCGGCCTGGGTGGCGGCGCCGATGTCTTGGACGAGGACGCCGGCCAAGTTGGGGTCAACGGCTTGGAACATGTATTTCACCAAGCCGGCGCGATCTATGACGCCGAAGCTGTCCAAGGGGACTAGGACTTTGGCGAGGTAATCTAATTTGGCGCCGAGGGCTTCTGAGTCGAGCAGCCGGGCGTCGAACTCGCAGGTCACGTCGAAGCGCCCGCGGATGTCGGCGGGGCTGGCGGTGAGCGGGAGCGCGGGGTTGCCGGTGACGCGGGCGACCTCCTCTTCGGTCATGTATTGCTGGCAGAGGGCGAGCGTCTGGACGAGGCACAGCTTCATATCGAGGAGCCAGCTATCGACCATCTCTTGGGTGTGCAGCATGTAGCGCTGCGGCGGGACGGCTTCGGAGATGCGGCCGAAGTAGTTGTCCACGTCATTGCGGATGGACATTTCGACTTCGATGGAGCCGGCGTCGGGGCGCGGCGGTTCCATCCAAGAGATTTCGCCGGGGCGTCTTTCGGGGATCTGGACACCGGGGCCGAGGATGAGGTCGAATTTGCCGCGGGCAGCGCTGGTTTTGAGCGGAGGCAGGGTGACGAGGCTGGCGCGGTCGCCTCGCATGTCGCGTTGGATTTTGACTTCTTCCTGCGCTGTCTGGACGATCTCCGGCACGCCGCGGGACTCCAAGATGGGGCGGGACGCGCGCTCGCGGGGCAGCTCGACGAAGGGATACAAGGCGTGCGCGTAGGGCAGGATGTCGTGGATGGCGACGCGGTCGTGGACGTGGTAGGACAAGACGGTTCGGGTGACGCGCATGGCCTTGGTGCGGTCGTCGTGCTCCTTCCGGTAGACGTGCCAGATCTCCAGCATGTCGCGCTGGTGGTCGTAGAGGAACTGGTCGCTGCGGTGGAGGTTGAGGCTGATGCGGCGGATGTCGCCCTTCTTCTCCACGACTTGCTCGACCCATTTGTCGTCCCAACCTTCTACAGCGGCGCGCTCGCGCAACTCCGGTTCGGTCAATAGCTCGCGTCGGGCAACGAACGCTGCCCGCTGTAGACTATAGGTTTGAGCTGGAAAAATTATGTCCTCCCAGGGTTCCAAAGCGGTCCACTGCGGCCGGCTCTCAAAAACGTAGGGCTGTTCCCATTCGACGAAGCCCTTTTCGCGGAATTGTCGGACTTTGGCGGTGGTGCCGAGTTCGGGAATGACTTCGCCCATCAACTGGGCGGCGAGTTCTTCCTGCTCCGGGTCGAGGACGACTTCCAACAAGGCTTGCAGGTTGGGGTCTTGGGATTCCTGCAGCATGGCCATGGCGTCTTCCATGCTGAAGCTCTTGATTTCGGTGCGCGTGGTGCGGACCCAGTCCACGGCCATGACGGCGAGGCCGTAGGTCTCGCGGAAGTTGGCGGCGAGCTGAACCTCGCGGCGCAGGTCATCAAGGACGTGCTGGAAGAGGAGCCACTTGAGGACGGACTCCGCGGCGTTGCGCTTGTCGATGTCCATCGACTCGACGGGCTGGACCTGCACTCTCGCCTTAAAAAAGGCGTTCGTGAGCATGGCAACGTGATCCCGGACGATGGTGTCGGCCATGCGCACGCGGGAATCCAGGGACTTGTCCCAGGGGAATGGGCGGCGGCCGATG